AGGAGCGATCGTGCAGCCCCAGAAGGGGACCGTCGTCCTTGTTCCCACTCCTGCAGAGTGCGTACGGAAACGCCCAGCAGCTCCGCAAACTTCGGTTGCGATAGACCGGTTTTGCTTCGGGCCTCTGCAGCCTCGGTTACTTCAACTTTGTGGACGTCGCCGTGTACGCCGGCTTTGACTTCAAGAATCGACGCCAACAGTTCTTCGCCAATATTGCGTTTGGCATCCCGTTCCATCAGTTCTTTTTCAGTTAGGGGCATGATTCAGCTCCTTTGCGATTTTGCGCAGTATATGCGCGGGGATGTTCTCTGTGGCGCCTTTGCCGTAGATCAGCAATGTGACCAAGGCGCCGCTGGCAAGTTGCGCGATGTAGATAATTCTAACCGCGCCACTTTTACCGCGACCATCCATGCTCCAGCGCACTTTTCGGCATCCCTCCGAGCCGGGGATCACTGCGCCTGCGTCCGGATTGTTCGCCAGATAGGACATGAACGCACCACGTTCTTCTTCAGTCCAGTAATCCGGCCAGAGTTTTGTAAATATCTTGGATTCAATGATTGTCAGCATGGTTGCGATCATACGTCTTTGACGTAGTGGCTGACAATTGGAGGCTAAATGCCTTTTATTAGATCCGGCGACGGGTTCGGGCTTACAACTCTTATCGTCTTGGACCGCTTGCAGATAAGACCTTTGAGCGCATGAACCGAGCCCGTCTTGGCCAAAAATTCAACGCTGCCGTCTCGCAACGTTACAAATTCGACGTGATCACCTGCGGCCAACCCGAGCGAGGTGCGAACCTGCGCCGGAATGGTAATTCGTCCTTGCGTCGTTAGCCTCGCAGTTGCCATCAATGACACTCCATTAACGTAGCTAGGGATTTTCCGGTTACCGCCCCTCCAACAACTCCGCCGCCTGATCCAGCAACACCAAAGGCTCTTTAGCCTTGTGAATATCCACCGACAACAACTGCCGAAACTTCCGCGCGCCCGGAAACCCGGTGCCCAGCCCCAGCACATGCCGAGTGATGTGGTGCATCGAGCCGCCCGCATCAATATGCGCCGCTATATAAGGCCGCAACTGCGCTAGCGCCTCCGCCCGGCTAATCACCGGCGCCGTGCTGCCGAACAGCTGCTGATCCACCTCAGCCATCACATAAGGATTGTGATAAGCCTCACGGCCCAACATAACGCCGTCGAACGTCTGCAAATGCTCGTGACAGGCTTCCAGCGTCTTGATCCCGCCGTTGAGAATAATCTCCAATTCCGGAAAATCCGTTTTCAACCGCGCCGCCACGTCATAGCGCAAAGGCGGAATGTCGCGGTTCTCCTTCGGCGACAACCCCTCCAGAATCGCAATCCGCGCATGCACCGTAAAACTCGTGCACCCGGCATCCCGAACCGTGCCGACGAAATCACACAATTCCTCGTAACTGTCCCGCCCATTAATCCCGATGCGATGCTTCACCGTCACCGGAATCGACACCGCATCGCGCATCGCCTTCACACAATCAGCCACCAACTGCGGATGCCCCATCAGGCACGCACCGATCATATTGTTCTGCACCCGATCACTCGGGCAGCCAACATTCAGATTCACCTCGTCGTAACCGTGCTCCTGCGCCATGCGCGCACACATCGCCAGGTCCAGCGGCACACTGCCGCCGAGTTGCAGCGCGAGCGGGTGTTCGGCTTCGTTGTGACGCAGGAAGCGGTCGTGATCGCCGTTGAGCAGCGCGCCGGTGGTGACCATCTCTGTGTAGAGGAGCGCGTGCTTGGAGAGCAGGCGCAGGAAAAAACGGCAATGGCGATCGGTCCAATCCATCATAGGCGCAACGGAAAACCGCCGAGATAGCGCAGGGCTTGAGTTTACTGGGCTGGAGTGGGTGTTTGGTACCATTTGGCTCAACGTATTTATAGCGTGTTTTTAGGCGTTTTCAGGCGTTTTTTCGATGGCGCTGGTACAATGTACCAATCACTTTTGGAATTGTACCAGTCGACTATGGCAACGATCAGAGCACGAAAACGCACCGATGGCTCAGTCAGTTACACGGCACAGATACGCCTGTTTCGCGATGGAGCGCAAGTCTACCAAGAGAGCCAGACCTTCGCCCGGAAACAGGCGGCACAAGCGTGGGTGCGGCGACGTGAGGCAGAGCTAGATCAGCCTGGCGCGATTGAGCGGGCGAACCGCAAGGGCGTCACCGTACAGGACATGATCAAGCAGTACCTGGATGAAATGGAGAAAGTCCGGCCGTTGGGTAAAACCAAGGAAGCCACTCTAAATGCTATCGCGGCGACGGAGTTTGGCCAGACCGTTGATTCCGCCATCAACAGTCAGCGATTGGTGGATTTTGCACTATGGCGTATGAGCAAAGAGGGCGGCGGTGTCCAGCCGCAGACGGCCGGCAACGATCTGGCGCACCTTGGGGCTGTCCTATCGATTGCACGGCCAGCTTGGGGGTATGAGGTCGATATCCACGCGATGGCAGATGCTCGAAAGGTGTTGAGAAAGCTAGGTTACAACATGAAAAGCCGCGAGCGGGATCGGCGGCCGACCAAGGACGAGCTGGATAAGGTGCTGGAGCACTTTGTAGGTATTCAGCAACGTCGCCCTAGTTCGATCAACATGCTCAAAGTAACCGGCTTCGCGTTGTTCTCCACGCGTAGGCAAGACGAGATCGGCCGAATGCTTTGGGAGGACGTCGATGAAGAGCGTCAGCGGGTGATGGTGCGGGATATGAAGAACCCAGGCCAGAAGATTGGCAACGATGTTTGGTGTCACCTCCCGGATGAAGCTTGGCGCATTCTGAAGAGCATGCCAAAGGAGCGTGCAGAGATCTTCCCCTACAACTCGTCATCGATCGCCACTGCCTGGGCAAAGGCGTGCAAGTTTCTGATGATTGAAGATCTGCACTTCCACGATCTGCGGCACGACGGCGTGAGCCGGTTATTTGAGATGGACTGGGATATCCCTCGAGTGGCCAGTGTTTCCGGGCATCGGGATTGGAATTCATTGCGTAGATACACCCATCTGCGCGGGCGAGGTGACCACTATGCCGAATGGTCGTGGTTAGAGAGGATCATTCAGGCGCCTGTGAAGCTAGGCGCCTGGGGCAAGCAGTAAGTTAACTGGCTCGGCGGAACCCGTTGAGCTGATTGCATTCCTTCACTGCTGCTGCGCGTTGCAGGTCTAGGTAGGCTGCCAAGTCAGTGATGTGGATGCCCTTGGCGCTTTTCTGGCTTGGCTCTAGGCGGGTGATAGGGATTTTAATTTGGCCGGCCATGACTTTGCGCTGAAACATCTCGGTGGTCAGGTGTGTGAAGTAGTCCTTGCACACCTGGTCCAGAGGGATAATTGCCCGACCGCTGTATTGGGCCATCAAGATAAAGGCGGTGTTCATGGGTTGATCTCCTTGGCACGCCGCTCTATGCCGTCGGCCTGGCGCTGCTTGCTGCATTTTCGGTGGTTACCATGTGCTCGCGATTTGTTGCATTGGTCGCAGATGGTTTGTAAATCGAGAGGCGGCATTTGCCCGCTGCGTATTCGGACTGTTCGGCGAAGGACTGTCATGCGGCCTCCTGTGCTACTTGCTTCAGGAGGGCGGCCATTTCGAGCGCTTGATCGCGGAGGGCGAGTGAATCGCGTTCGAGTTTTTTGCCTGTGCGGAATGCGCTGAATGTCTCTGCCGCAATTCTCAGTTGTTCGGCGATGGCCAGCAGAGTCTGGCGTTCTGGTTCCCCTAGTTTTGAGGCGGTCAATGCGCGCTCATAGTGGGAGTGCAGTTGCTTATGGTGGTCCTGCGCCTGATCAAGCGATCGCTTAAGGTCCTGGATCGTCCCTAAGCTATCTGATTGCTGAATGGCCTTGCCTTCGTCGATACCTTCGATGCGGCCATCGTTCAGGCCGCCGCGATAGCCTGCCCAATAGGTAAGGCCAACAAGTACGATCAGAACGATCAGTGCGCAAATCTGAATTGCTGTCATGTGCTGTGTACCTCGGTAAAGCCCGCCGTCAGGATTTTTGGTGAGAGGCTGGCGGCGGGGTGTTACTTGGGAGATTAGTTACAGGGTGGCTTCGTACAGCGGTACTTCGCCGATTGCGCTCTGGATCTTCTGGCGAACGGCGTTGTAGGCCTCTTCAAGCACCTTGTCCGGGCGTACCAGCTCGAACCACATTTGCAGGCGACCTTCCAGAATGCGGTAGCGGAAGCGGGCAGGGACGCAGAAAGCGTCACCACCGAGGAACGGTTTCACGGCGATGAAGAATTGTTCAGGGATTCGCAGTTGGCCTGCTTCGCCGGCACGCCCGTCGATTTCTTCGTTGTAGGTCAGTTGAACTTGGCCGTTGTCGAGGCGGGTGCCTTGGCGGAAGGTGATGTTTTTCTTGGCTTCCAGAGTGCGGCTGATTTCCAGCATGTCGGCAGGACTGGGGTCGTTCGCTTCGTTTACGCGCTGGGTGATGTCCCTGACGTTCTCTTCGATGAACTCGGCGAACGTTGCTTGATCCATGCGCTTGCGATCGTTCTCTTTCCAGCGGCCCCACTCGATGCTGGTAGGGCAACGGTACGTGGCCACGTGGTCGCGCCAGGCGGGGGCGGTTGGCTGGTGGTAGTCGATGACCGCCAAGAAGGTACGGCCTTCGGGGCCGTTACAGAACACTGCAGTCGCGGCATCGGCGAAGCGGTTCACGTATGCAATGAAGGACTCGGCATCAAGCACGGTGAGTTTCTGGCGCGTGCGGGTAGGGTTCGGTAGCAGGTGCTCAAGGGAGTGGACGCCCACGCCGTCAGGAAGCAGGGCAATGGGGGCTGCCAGTCCTTGATGATCAATCGGTTTGCCGATCGCCTGTGCGAGGGTGACCAGTTGTTGAATGGCTTGTTGCATTGGATGTGCTCCGGTGGGTGATGCTGTGGTGAGAGGTTTTCGAATCAGGCGTTACGGGCTGACGTGGCGCAGTTTTCCCGGTACCGGGTCTTCACTGACTGTGCGCAACGGCAGGTCCTGTTGCCGTGGGTCGCGGCGGGTCAAGTTGCCCTCGGGGGTCAGGAAGAACAGCGATGTGCCGCGAGACAGGATCGGTTCTTTCGCTTTAACGTCGGCCTTGATGGTCATCTGGCCACTGCCGTCAGGCTTGTAGGTGAGCTTGATGGTCAGTTCACCGCCCTTGCCGGTCTGGCGGATGGCATCGACCAGGCTATGTTGGGTTTCGCTGAGTTCATCAAGTAAGCCTCCGGCCTCGATGTCCCGTAGCGTGTCGATGAAGGGGCGTGCTTTGCTCATGTGCTGTGCCTCATTGAGTGGATGTTGTCTGCCCCTGGACGGCAGGGGCACCGTTGAATCAGGCTGCTTCCAGCGCCGCTTGGACGTCGAGGAAGGCGGCCAGGTTATGCAGGTACACCACCGGTTTGGTCCGGGCTGACCTGTGCAGGCGTGTTACGACCAAAGCAATGCGTCCAGCTTTGATCTCACTCAACAGGTAGCGGTCCGTGCGGATGTGCGGGAAGTACTGTTCCCGCACTGCCGTCAGAGACGGGCAGGGTGTGGCGAACTGCCTACGAAGTTGGTCGAGGGTATTGCTCATGCAGCGACCTCCCCGAACCCCTCCGCAGGGGGCACCAACTTGAGGCGGATCAGTTCGGCGAGGCTTTCTTTGCTTTTACCCATACCGGAGGCGCAGACGTTGCCTTTTGCGTCAGCGACAACCGCGCCGAATGGATACTCGGGTGAGTTAGTCGGTGTTACATAGGCCACCTGGCCTTCTTGAATCACGTCATTGACGCAGCGAAAGACCTCAGCCAGCTCCACTGTGCGGCAAGGGATACTGTCCAGTAGGTCAATGGCTTCGCTTGCGGCGCCGATAAGAGTGGCGCGACTGACCACGCCTGGACTGTCCAGATAGATTGGAATCAGCCGCAGGGCACCGAGGGCTTGCGTGTAAGCATTGAAGTAATTGGTTTTCATGCTGCGGCGTCCTTGTGCGTGATGGCGATGCCAAGCTTTTTTGCCAGCCATTGCACGCCGGCCTCGGTGACCATCACCACGGCGTAGTGCTTGTAACGGTTGGTGATTCCGATCTGGACGCTGCGCGGGTCTGAAAACAAATTGCCGCCGCCACGGTGGTGGCTGGCCAGGTCGCTGCTTTGCGTCAGCACGCGGAGCGCACGAAGTTGTTCGCGGAACTTCCGGGGTTTGAGGCCGAGCACGGCGGCCGTTTCGTCCAAGGTGCGGTTCATGGCGCGTTCCTCAGGCGACTGCTGCACGGGCGTGCAGCATGTCCACGATGTGGTTGACGTTCGTGAACAATTCATCGAAGGAGCCATCGTTTGTCAGCCGCATGTCGCCAAGAGCAACCTGGATTCCGTTTTCGCTGCTGTGCGGTTTTACGGGTGTTGCCACCACGCGATCCATGTGAAGTACGACGCCGCCGCGCTTACGGATGAAGTCCGCTTCGTTGTTGAACCGAACGTCGCTGACGACGAAGCCGCGTGCGGTGTCGTGGGTGCGTGCCAGTAGGTCGAGGTTCTGCGCGGCCAGTAGCAGCCACAGTTCAGGGTGCACGCTGTTGCGGCCCCACTCAGTGCCTAGGGACTGCATAAGCTCGCGGGGTGAGCGTCCCAACCATGGCAACGCTTGTTCCTTTTGCTCGCCTTCGAAATCGCATGGGCTCAGGTTGAGGATGTGCATCAGGCCGTCACGCAATGGATCAGCGAACGCGTAGGACTGGAATCCGTGATTGTTGACCAGGTGTTGTGCCGCGGTGTCTTTGCCCGAGCGGGCCCGCCCAGCAAGGCCGATTAGAAGTGTCGTCATGCTGCGTCACCCCCGAACGGCGAGTGGCTGTCATCAGCTGCGGCAGTGTTGAAAGCCTGGATGGCCGCGGTGCGACCTTTGGGGGTGGTGATCACCAGAAGCCCGGTGCGGCGTTGGATAGCTTCAACGGCGGAGCGGCTACTGCATGCAGCGGGGTGCAGGTAGACGGGGCAGCGGGTATTGCTGTGCTGTGTGGTTTGCATGGCTCGTACTCTTTGGTGAGAGGTGTACGAGGCAAAATTAGCAATAGCTAAATAAATTAGCAATAGCGGATGCTAATTTAACTTATTAGGGCCTAAAAAAAACCCGCTAGATGCGGGTTTTGAGTTTTGGTGGAGGACTCAGTATTTGATTTTGCTCGGTGGAACAATGCCGCCGACATAGTGAATTTGCTCAATTTCGCTACGAGGAATCGTCAATCGGCCATAACCATCGTTTACGGCCATTAGGCTGACCTCCTCCTGATTCTCATACAAAAGCTCTTTCACCATGCACTCACCGTTTACGCGTCGAACCATCACATATTCACCAGGTATAAGGTTGTGATTTGGTTCGCACCAAACGACCCAGCCATTTCGAATGGCTGGTGCCATAGATTCTCCTTTAACTCTTAATGAGTAAGCGCCAGGATCGGCAGTGGGGACGTCAATCCAGCCGTCTGTAGCTTCAAGAGCCTCCCAATATCCATTTGGACCCAACTGGGCTGTACCTCGTATGGTTGCTCGCCGGAAAGGCCTAGTAAATTCTGGGCCTGGGAGCAGATCGGAGCTGGGTGGTGACGGCATGACTAAAGTGTCAGCAGCTAAGCCGATTTTTTGCTCCAGGGTCCTCGCTGCTTTCTCCCCCATGGGCCTATGGCCATTTAAGAGCTGCGAGATGTAAGAAGCATCAAGATCATACTTATCGGCGAATTCTTTAGCCTTCATGAGGCCAATCAGGCGCCGCAGCGCTTGCACGCGGAGTTCATTGATATTCATCCCTGAATTTTTACGCTCATTTAGCAGTTAGTAAATTACAAATTGCTATTGCTCTGGTGTTTAGCAATTGCTAATCTTGTCGCACGACAGGAGACGGCCATGACCTTGCACGACTACATCAAAGCTTTAGATAAATCTGCACTTGATACGTTTGCAGAGCGCTGCCTCACATCCGCAGGACAGCTTAGGCAAGTCGCATACGGAAACCGCAGGGCTAGTGTCGGGTTGGCTGTTTGTATCGAGCGTGAGACTCAAGGTGTTGTCACCTGTGAGCAGCTTCGTCCAGACATTGATTGGGCGTATCTGCGTGGCTCAAAGGGTGCATAAAAATGCTGAGCTGGGGCCTCTCACCATAAGAATCCCCCAGCCCAGCAGTGGCGGTATGCAGCACACACCATAACGCCACATGAAACACCAGCCTGAAACCTCTCACCAAAGAAACACCAGGCCGGAAGTAACGAGCTACACGTACATGCAAGTCGCTACATAGCGCGTCGGCCCAGGACCTCTCACCATAAGAATCCCCTGGGCCGACTGGAACGATGAGCCGTGCTGCACAGCACGATTCGCACAGCACATCGGTCGTGGTCGTAGGATAGAGCGTGTTTGGCTCTACGGCCACACCGTAAACAGGGGATTTACGGTTATGAGTCGCACAGATCTTTTGCCGGACGCTGGTCCGGTCCTTTCTCTGCGCCATGCGCTTTATCGCGCTGGGCGTGATTATCGGGGTGGCATCACGGCCCTGGCTTTCGACATGGTCATGGATAACGACTCGCTTCAGAAGAAACTGAAGCTCGACGAAGAGCGCCGCTGGCTGACGCCGGACGAACTGGAAGAGGTTATCCGGCTGACGGCCAGTCCGTTGTTGCTCGACGCGCTGATGCGTCCTGCTGGGGTGGTTTGGTACAAACCAGTTCCAGTGCCTGCAACTTCGGAAGCGCTGAAAGCTGTTGGTAATGTTTTGGGTGAGACTGCAGAGTTCGTATCGAGCATGCATGAGGCAGCCAGGGACAACGTCTGGGAGCTTCATGAGGTCCTCGCGTTGGAGAAGCACGGAGCTGATGTGATCCGCGAAATTCTCGGCATCATGGCGGGTGCCCGTCAGGCGATGGAGGACCGCAAAGATGGCTGACGATATCGATCGCGCTAATGACCAGGCTCAATATCTGCTCGACGTTGCTCTTCAGCGCAGTCGCCGTATCCCTTCAAGTCGCGTCAGCGCTCAATTCTGCGAAGACTGCGATGACCCTATCCCGTTGCTTCGACAGCAGACGATTCAGGGGTGCCAGACCTGTGTCAGTTGCCAGGGGTTGCGGGAGCGGCGCAGATGACTGATCACGACAACCGGTTGCCTATTGCTGATTGGGCTCAGTTTTACGTTGATACGTTTGGTTTGGCGCTGGTTCCGATTGAGCCAGGTCAGAAAGGCCCGAAGGGGATGGGTTGGAACAAACCGGGTGGGTACTTCACCGATTCGGCGAAGGCTGCAGCGTTCTGGACAAAGAAGCCTGAGCACAACCTTGGTGTTGTGCTTGGCCCCAGCCGTATTTGTTCCCTGGACGTCGATGACGTGCAGTGGACGCGGCATGTTCTCTATGACCAGCTCGAAATTGATCTAGATGCGATGGCGTTGGTGTTTCCGACGGTGGTGGGCAACCCAGCGCGCTTTCGTATTATGTTCCGCGTCCCTGACGGTCTTGAACTGAGCCGTCATTCGCTGGCATGGCCCAACGAGAAAGACCCTGACGGATCGATACACAAGGCGCTGATCGCCAAGGCAAAAGCCGCGAAGGAAGCAGGTGATGCGGCGGGTGAAGCCGAGGCGCGGGCTGAGGCGGACGAATACCAGCGCATCACGGTGTTCGAGCTGCGCGGCGGGTTGGTGCAGGATGTATTGCCACCATCGATCCACCCAGGCACGGGTAAACCTTATACCTGGCGCACGCCGCCGAGTGTGAGTGATGGCTTGCCGATACTGACTCCAGAGTTGCTGTCCATCTGGAACAACTGGGACATCTTCAAGCGAGATGCCGAGGCGGCGTGTCCATGGGCGTCAAAGCCGAAAAAACCGCCGGCCAAGGTCATCAAGCGTGCGCCACCGGCAGCCGGTAAGCCCTCGGTGATCGACGAGTTCAATCGCAGTCACGACGTTGAAGAGCTGCTGCGTGCCCACGACTACATCAAGCGCGGCAGTAAGTGGCTGTATCCACACAGCAGCACCGGGCTGCCGGGTGTGACGGTCAGTGATGATGGCAAGGTCTATTCGCACCACGGCGCTGATCCGCTCGCGAACGGTCATCAGAACGATGCGTTCGAGGTGTTCTGCTTGTTGCAACACGGTGGCGATCAGTCGCGAGCGGTGAAGGACGCCGCGCGATTGCTGGGAATGCAGCATTCTTCGCGCCCGGACCCGCGTGATCTTCCCCCGACCCCATCTGGTGACCCGAGCGAGCCGAGCTGTGCGCCGGACGAAGCCAGCGAGGCCGCTCCGGCTTCTGACGGGGGGGCGGGGGAGGTGCTGACGCTTGAACAGATCCTTCGGCGGTATGCGCTGGTGGAAGGCACCACTCACGTGTGGGATTTCGATCAGTCGCGGGTGATGAAGAAGTCGGCGTTCGAAGCGCGTGTCGGCAAGCCGCTGGCGAAACAATGGGCGGAAGATACCGAGCACCGCAAGCTGATATCCGATGACCATGTGCGCGACATCGAGCAGTCGCGGCGGATGGCGGGCAAGAAGGGCGGAGCCTTCGGGATGCCGCCAACCGAGCGTTATGTGTACATCGATGGCACCAAGGACGTTTGGGATCGCGAGAAGAAACGCCGTGTTGCCGAGGGTGCCGTGAAAATGGCCCTCGGTGACACGTACCCATTGTGGTTGAACAGCAGCGAACGGCGGGTGGTTGACGTTGATCACATTGTCTTTGACCCGACGATGACCAAAGACCCGAGCGTCTACATCAATACCTTTGATGGTCTGCCGCTGGAGCCGCTCAGGGACGATGCCGCATGTGCCAACTTACGGTGGCTGATCTCGTTTCTATGTAACCACGATGAAAATGCGGCGCTCTGGTTGACTC